ATTCTGTCTAGGTGTATATGAATTGTTTTTCCCATGATCTACTCCTTACCAAGTCCTGCATGTGTAAGTGTCACCGGTAGTCCCGCTGACGCTGATTGCTCCAGTACTTACTGGATACCCTGCTGGTGGCCAGTAGGATCCGGGAGTGACTACGAATGATCCATTATCAGTCACGGTTGGACTAGCAGCCGCAGCAAGATCATTTATTTCCATATTGTGGGAGCCATCATTCTGCAAGATGATACCACTACGATTAGCATTAGCAGCAGCCAATACCTGAGCCACGCCAGTAGCCACAATAATACCTGACTGGTCGATTACCGTTTCCTGCCCCTCTACTATAATTCTCTGAGGGAGACCCGTACCATCTACTATGTTGAGTAACATTACACTGCTCCTAGGTAAGATGAATTTGACTTCTGATTAAATAGCATCCCACCGTATGGGAACACTGAGGTGTCTATAATGTCTTCGCTGGTGCAAATAGCCTGCACGAAGCCCGCTCCAAACTGCGGGTATAGATCACATTCTTTTACCAAATAATTATTACCGCGCCAACCTACTAGGTCTGGTTTATATGTGATGCCGTTACCGAGAGTTACTTCACCCTGCAACGGAAACTTAGTCACAATCACGATGATGCGTTTGTAGGTATCGGCATCCGGTACGCGCTCAAGCTCATTACGCCCGGCAGCGGTCACTACTCCAAAAGTTGGCTTGGTGAACTGAGTCACGTTAGACCGGCCATTAGTGCCAACCACTTCCAACCTGCGAGTTACCACGAAGTTATCGGTAAAGTCAGGATCCAACAGAACCTCACTTATATCCAAGAAGGCCATTTACTTTTTCTCCCTGACAACGTACGTAATTGAGTTTCGCAGCCCACCGGTAACAACTAATGGGGTTGTGGTATCTATAGATGGTGCATTACCAGCAGCCCGGCTAGCCAGCTCTGCTTTTGAACCCTTCATATTGCGCCTTGCGCGACCCCTTAGCGTGCTTTCAGCCAAGGGTGGCGGTATCCCCTCATTAATTGTGTTTCTAATTGAATTTTGCGCGATTAAACCAGCTCTATGCATATACCTAAGGACTGCATCCTCCCCTTGCATGGCTTTGGATGCAGCAGTCTTAAACTGCAAGGTTATATCACGCTCCACCTTCTTAATACCCGGACGCATGAATGGTCTGGCCGGAATGTTGGCTTCAGGTGCCCCGTTGTCGTGGATGTAAGCAAGCGTGGCATTATTCATTGATCCAGCATCACGAGCAGTACTATCTGCTGGCACCCCAACTAATAATTCATGCTTGGTAATAGTTGCAAAAGCTAGCATGAGTTTAGGTAGGTTATCCCTGATCTTGGTTACGGCGTTTTTCACTCGAATTAGCGGGCTTCTTCGTAAAAGAACTTGACCGTCTTCCAGTCGTTCTCGTCAGCCTTCTTCCCTAGCCGCCATGCCGCAATGCAGCGATTAGCCATAGCTGCGACATTAGAGTCGCCCACCTCTCTGGCCATTTTAAGAACTTCTCTGGCCAGTGATTCTCTTAGTGTTTCATTGTAATGAGTCACGGACGAATCCTTCGTACTGCGATGAACGTGAATATGAATTGCCATAATTATCTACCCCTGTGTATGTGTGCCATCATTAAACTCCTAATTACCAAAGTTACTGAACCCCGGCATACAGTCTGGGCCTGACCAAGCACTCCCACTATACATAGGAGTACAACCAATACCAACTTGCACTGGACCAGCTCCAACCATTTTAATAAGCTTGATGAGGCGGGTTCCATATATAGTTAAGTTCCAGTGGCCAGCACCAGCTTCTATCCCACCTGCTGTGTCATAACCTATGGATACTTTATCTACCGACTTGGAGTTAATCACTCCGGTAATCATTCCTGGAGGTGCTCCATTGGCTGCGTCTGCCTGAGCACGGACTTCCAATGCTAGGTTGTGGGCTATAAACAACTCAGTCCCAACGTCGAGCAAATCAAACCAACGTGGGGCATTAAATAGGAGTACTGACAGATTAAGCCAGTAGTTAATTGCTGATGTTGGATACTTAGTAGGGTCACTAAACTCCGGGTAATCAGTTACGAAGCTAGCTGCTGTGACAGTCATGGCTGACCCCTCCTAAAGTATTACTGCATTTGTTACTAGCACCAATGGAGTGTTTAAGTTCCATTGGTGTTTTCTGGGTTAGAGGCATGGTGACCCCTCTCGTTACTTCTTGGCTTTGTACTGCTGAACGCCGTTTGCTACTGCCCACCAGTGATCCGCATGTTCCCTAGGCATCTCTTGGATACCGGAACCATACGGGACTTTCTGGTGGGTATCCAAGGTCAGGACAAATGCTTTCTGGACAGTAACGGTAACCAGATCATCCTGCGGTATTGGCGCATTATGATCTGGAATGATTGCTCCACCCGGCAACTCAGATGGGGCATTCTCGGTTACCACTTTACGGCGGGTAGTAGCTTCAGGTGCGGCAGTTTTCTTTTTATCTTGAACCATAACGAATCACTCTCCTTTCAAATTACAAAATTTACAGTCCGTCAAAATAACCGATGCAAGCTGTGTAAACCACTTCAATACAACCGAGACGGCAGAAATAAGTTGTCTTGTGATAGATACTATCAAATTGAATCGGAGTCCGTTGCAGCAATGTCATTGGATAGCGGACGCGCTTCTTGTCCTTGGTGTATACCATGGCACGGTCAACTCCGACTGTACCAAGAGTGCCACCTACGCCACCACCGATCAGCCACTTCAACGGGAAGATATCCAGCTTGCCTTTACCAGTTGTGGTAAGGATACTGTTGCGTTGGATATAGCTCAGGATGGATTCATTACCTGCCAGCGATACTTTAGCAGTACTGATGTAACCAAACTGGGCAGGGGGTATCAACAGAGTGGTTGGCATTACTGCCCATGCGCTGTTAGCCCATACCGTGGTTAGCCAGCTATTTACGTCAGCAAGAATTTCATCCGCCGTCTTTTTAGACCACAAAGCAGACCCAGAAGCACCCGCTACTACATTGGTTGGTACAACGGTAGAATCATTAGTCAACCCAGTCTGACCTTGGCTCGTATCTCCGATGTACACCATTTCATCAATGTCCATCTGGTGCTTGAGTTGCATGGCTTCAAACTTTTGCTGATCAACAGGACGGCCAAGCTTGGCAGCAGATTCCAGTTCCAGGATCGTGTACTTCAGTTCCACGCCCCAAGGAATCAATGGGTGGGGAGTCTTGCTGATGTCAACACCAACGCCGGTTACTTGATCCGTAGCCTTACCGATCCAAGCTTTACCATTACCGATGCTATTACCTGCTCCTAGACCACCTTGTGATGCAAAGGTTGAGTTAGTGAAGCTGGATACTTCATCAGCAATCGTCACATCTTCACGCAGGTCAATATCACGAGACCAGCTAACATCTACCAATGGCTCATGCAGAGTCATATCGAGACGTTCCAGTTCACCCACCAAGAATGCCCCAGTAGAGTCCACGGTGCGGCCATCGTAAGTCTTGAAAGAACCTCCGAGGCCAACTCCGGCTGCATTACCTTTGGCATCAATAGTGCGGGACGGGCTATCAAAGGTCATGTGGTCAGTAAATCGCATACGACTACCACCACTGATTTGTTCAGGTACTTTTTCCATTTTCATGTGTTGCTCCTTTCTTAAATTAATCAGTATTAGGCGTTGAATGAGATTTCTGTTACACCAGTTGAGTCAGCCCCACCGTTATAGGTGAAGCGAGCATCTAACTGAACCGTATTCCCCGCAGAGTAAGCCGTCTCGTAACCACCGATCAGATGCCCCGCTACCGTAGCGGCTGCCCATACGAATACTGGCTGACCTTTAACCGCAGCACCTGCACCTGAGTTAAGTTGAGCCATGATATAGCCAGAGCGCAGACCATCTATCACCCCTGTAATAGGAGGAACTGCCGCACCCAACGTAGCCGCACCAAAATTACTGGCAGAAGCAGGCTGATACGGATAAGGACGCACCAACGCAGCATATGGAGTCAGCAGGACTGTATTGCTTTGGTCACCGGCAGCAATAGCTCGCAGACCCTGCGTGGTAGCATCAAGAATACCTACGTTACCATACGCAGTTACTGGGGAAGTAGCGTCTACCAGCATGGGTTCAATGCTGGCCGGGTGACTGCGGTTTACATCACCGGGAAAGCCCGCACCCATGCGGTACTGGAATGCTACTCCATTAACCGTATCGCAGAATCGCATACGGCGAGTAGGACCAATGGCTTCGGGTACTCGAGTTTGGTTAGTGAAAAGTGACCTGATTGCATTTGCAACCACCATCATCAATTCAACCAACGCAGTAAACAAAAACTTAAATTTCTTCATCTTACGTCTCCTTATATCAATTAAAATTTGTTAAGTACGAGCTTTCCAGTAAGCCTTGTTCTTGGCATTAAGATCAGCTACTGACTGGATATGGTTACCTTGTGCGCTGTTGGTATTTACAACGCTGGTCTGTTTACCACTATCGTTATTACTACGACGACGGATGGCAGCAGCAGCATTGAAAATATTCTTCACTGGCATACAAGTCATATCATTCAAGCAGGATATTGGTTTACCACTGAGCAGTTCTTCAACAATGTCACGGGTAGCTGGTTGATGGTAAGCCAGATCCAAGGCCTTCTTACGTAGTGCGCAGATAGCCTTAGTGGTTACTACTGGTTTAGCCGCACGATCAAACGTTGGTAGTGAGATACCCGGTACCAAGATTTCAGCCAGAGCCATAGTCGATGTAAATGAATCCCCAAGATAGACAGAGTCACGGGCTTTGCCTGCTTCCTCTTTTTTATCATCTGGAAACTCATCCTTGACGGCTTCCTGCATCTCTTCCTCCT